GAGTATGGTTGTTCAGGTGTTAGAGCTGGATTAGGACCACCTAAGAAACATGCAAAATCTCTACATTCTTCCCAAGTTTTTGGTCTAATAACGTCAATAGGCCATCTTTCAATAGCTGCATCACCAGCTTCCAAGTCCATAAACAAAGTAGTATCTGGATCAAGTGTGCGGGCAAGAGTTGTCTTACCCACACCACTTTGACCACAGACTACAATCTTATGACCACGCTTTTCAGCTAACCTTTCATCAGCAGTAATAATCTTAAGAGCCATTAGTATCCTCCGTAATATCCACAGATGTACCAGTAAGTTCTACAGTTCTGTGTTCTTGTAGTTTTGCTTTGATAGCAGGAGGTGCATTGTTGTATTTACGTTCATCAATGCCATAAGTAATCTTAGCATAATGCCTAGCATCATCTTCATTCATATCCATTAAAGATTGTGCAAGACCTTCTTGATCCCAAGTAACCTTTTGCCTCAAGCTAACTTTAACTTTATAGCCATGCTCATGTAATGTTACAGAGCCATAATCTTTGCCATCATCTGCAAGTTTATTTCTTGCAGTGTTGCCAAACCTAATTGCAAGGTCATCATTAAGATGAGCTTGTTTATCCTTTAACGCTTGGATTTGGTTCTTCAAGTCTTCACGATACTTGAACAAATCCTGCAAAGGCATATGTAAAAAATCTAAATCCATAATTATTCCTTTCTCTTTATATAAAATAGACACTAGATACCTATAACATAGGCACACATAACCTAATTGTCAATAAGGTTTATTATTTTTTTTTGAAAGAAAGGTAAATATCTATATTATGTATGGCTTTCATCATTTTCTTTTTTAAACGAAACTCTGGCGTTTGTATGCCTTTTGCATCCTCCACAACCAGTCTTGATAAGCCATCTTCTTCTTCAAGAAGGTATCTAAAATCTGCTATATAATTACAAATCTTAACGTCATTAATACTTAATTCATATGTAATTTGACGTTCTAATTGTGTAACTACACCAGCTCTTTCCATAGCTTTTAACTGACCCCAACGCTCTGCTTCCCATCTACTGTCAAACTTTAATCCCATAGCCACAGTTTTTTTTGCGAAATATTTGTTTGGTCTTCGGGTTTTTTTGGGTATAATTGGGTATTTATAAGTCATGGAGGTAGTATAATGGCAGACCCATCAAAGTTCAAGTCAATAGGTATAGATGTTAGCACCTATAATAAATTGAAAATTATATGCGATAAAGAGCGTAGAAACATACGTCAACAAATTGGATTAATGGTTGATAATGAATATGAAAAACATGATATTACAAGCAACGTAAAGACGTTGGGATTAGGTACTCTCGACCGCTCTCATTCTTGATATTAGGCGATTCGCTCTGTTTGTTACCTGTTTGTGCCAACGGCTGTCTTCCATCTGAACGGCACACTCTTGCCAGTCGTTGTTTGCTATCGCAGCACGAAATTTTTTAAATCCACTTAAACGTGGTCTGCCCATATTGAACATCATGTTTGCACAGATTTTTTTTACCTCTTCTGGTAACTCATCAAAGTTGTCAAATAATTCTTTGCACTCTGATATTGTTGTTTCAATATCTTTTGCAAATAGTTCGTTTACTCTTTCTTCAGATACCTCTGTGCCTATAGGTTTACCATACTCTTCATCCCATTCAGTTATTAAATGCCCAATTCCAAGCGTAGGTAAGTTGAGGTGGTCGAGGTACACGACATGTTGGCCTAAATCATTTTTTTTTACACCCTCATCGTGTGCTATTTCTTCTCTTAACTCATCTATGTTCATTGATTAAATAAACTTTCATATTGTTCTTTTGGCACAGTCAATGGCGATCCTCTTCTAGCTGCTATCGCTTGATCTGTTGGATTTAAACCTAATGCAGCACCAACACCTGGACTTGTAACATCTATTTTACCTATGTTTGTATTTGGATTTACTGGTTGCACATTTCTAATCTGATTAGTCGTTTGATTTACGATGTTACCAACTGCTTGATTTATGCCACTGCTCTCAGATAACGCTTGTAATTGATTAGATGTGTCTCTTACGCCTTCTTGAATTGTTTGTGTTGTTGCTTGTCCAGGTCTAAAAGCGTTAGCCACAGCATCTAAAAATACTCTTTGTTGTTCGGCAGTCGGACTAGCAGTGTTGTCTAATTTTTTAGATGCTTCAACTATTTCTTTCATAGCTTTTTTACCAGTAAACAGTTGACCTAACACAAACATTTTTGCAATTCTGCCAATGTTATTAAAAATGTTTGCCAATATACCTTGAGCAACCAAATCACCTTTTGGAATGTTTGATGATATTCTATTTAAAATTTTTCCAAAATCTCTAATGTTCTGTGCTTGACCAGCAGTTTCTCCAACATTAGGAAACACTATATCTAACTTATTGCTCTTATCTGCTCTTGCTATGTTTTTAGCTAATTGTTTCATACTATCAGCGTTTGTTACTGCACCAACATTATCGAGCATATTTTCTACATAAGTGCCTCTAATAGTTTTTAACTCTGCAGGACTGTCTTTAAAAAACTCCATAACAGCTCTAATGTCGCCACGAGTAGCACCTGGAGACATTACTAAATCTAAAGCTTCTTCAGGATCTAATCTATTATTTCTAATTTTAGCAAATACACTATTAGACCTTAATCTTGAAGTTTCTTCCAATGTATCCAAAGCACCCCTAACGGCATTTGCAACACCTTGATCTAATCCTTGTGCGACAGCGTTGGACAATACTTCTTCATCAATGTTTGTTAGTTTTAAGTCTTCAAAACCTTTCGCAACTTGCTTTAATCTATTGTATTCTGCCCTACCATAAAGTTCTACGCCAGTTTCACCTAAATCATCTAATGATTTTATAAATTCATTTGGTTTAAAATTAGTTGGTTTGATTGATGCAAAGCCAGTTTTAGTTAAGGCACTCTGCAACCAATCTCTACCCATCTGACCTTTTATTTGATTATATTGCGTGTCATCTAACGCTTTTTTTAATCTCTTTAAACCAGTAGGTGTGCCACCTTTACCAATAATTTTTTGAGTTAATCCAGTTAAAGCTCCAGGCCTTGTGATGTCAAAGGCTCCACTCCTCATTTGAGATACTAAATCTTTTGATCCTAAAGACGCGGATATATCATCATATAATTTAGTGCCTTCGCTAAATTGTTTTCTTGCTGTTGGTAACAATTTAGATGCAACTTTAATTTTGTTAAACGCCTCTGAACCTAGTTGTTTAGTTATATCATCTGTCAAAGCAGTAATATTTGTATCCATAAGTAAGTTGTCAACTTTACGAATGGCATCATCCCAAACTTGACTAAGATTTATAGAACTATCAATGATAGCCTTTTGTTCAATTTCCTCTGCTGTTTTCGGTGCGTTTTTAAGATCCCAAAGTTTTCTTCTTAATTGATATGCGTCTGTGAAAGAGGACTTATCGCCTAACCCTCTCAATACTCCAGCTAGTTTTAAACCTACTTTTCCTTCTTCTGTAGCTAGTTCACCAGTTCCTGCCTTTAAAAATTTCTTTTCTGCTAAATCTGCAACATCTTTAACAAGATTAGTTGGTAAAATTCTTGCATCACCAATAGATGTTTCAATAACCTCGTTTATTGTTGCCCATTGTTGAGACATTGTATTTTCAAAGTTCTTTGCAGATTGTTGTACAAAGTTGAATATATTATCATCTAATAGTTGATTACGCTCTAAGCCACCTGCTAAATTATCAGCAGACTCTTTCAGAGCAGTCATTATAGATCCATAAGCTTGTGTTTGTTTCTTAGCTAATTCTTTACCAAACTTTTTCTCGAACTCAATAAACAACTCACCAGCTGATTTTTCACTACCCTCTGTCACACCTTGACTTATAAGCTTGTTTAGTTCGCCTATCTCTCTTTCCATAGCTGCCGCTATTTTTTGTGTTCTTGGTGACCCACCTAATACACTCTCTTGTAATTGTTGAAACTTTGCAGCAATAGGTCTTCCTTTTATTTGTGCAATAGTAGGCTCTAAACCTCTTTTAATACCCTCAGCAGTAATTCTTAAATCTTCTTTACTTGCCTCTTGTATAAATTTTTTACCAGATGGAGCTATGGCTCGGTAAGCTAATATAGGTATGCCGAACAACAGTTCTCCAGCCGCAGCTATACCACCTTCAATAGCAGCATCTGTTGCAATCTCTTTGGCACTTTGTTCGGAAACACCAGCGATACCCTCAATAGCCTCTTCTACAAGAGAGCCACCACCACCACCGATAAATGCACCAATTGCTCCACCAAGCAATGTTCCAATGCCGGGAGCTATTGTTGATCCGACTGCAGCACCTTTAATTGCACCAGTTATACCAAGACCAAGTTCTGGTATAATGCCTGCTAGATCAGATAGATCGTTTCTGCTAAAACCCTCTTCATCAATAAGAACATTTTTATCTGTTTCTACACCTACTTTTCTAGCACCACTTGGCGTTAATGCTAATCTGCCTCTATTATCCCTTGTGTAATCTTCTCTGCTAAAACCTTGTGTGGCAAGAATATTCTCTTCTTCTGCCTTGTTTTCAGCACTTGAAAGTAAGGCTCTTAAACCTGCATCTTGAATACCAGATTCTGTATCAAAATTTGCTTGTGGAGTGGCAACTTGTTTCTGTTGTGTAGTTTTTGTTTCTTCTATTAAATCATCAAAAGTAAGATCTCGTTTTTGTGTTTTAAAAAACTGTGATCTTATAGCATCTGCTTCTTCTTGCGTTGGTTGATCGCCAGCTATTTCAACCTTAACTATGCCTTGTGGGGTTTCAACATTAATTATAGCCATTATGTTGTCTCTTGAGCTTGAAATCTATATACGCCATCTTCACCAACAACCATCTTAGTTCCTAATGTTCCAGCACCCTCTCTGTTTACTTTAACTCCAAATTTTTCTAAGTTGCTATAAGCTTCTTCAATCTCATCTCTTTTACTTAAGGTAATTTGCTTGAAAAGTCTATTAAGTTTAGATTTAAGTAAGCCAATATCAGCGTCTCCAGCAAATACATCTATTGCTCCAACTATTTGATCAACCAACTTTCTATCATTATCAGATATAGTCTTGCCACTTTCACCAAGAATTTCTGCTGCGTTTCTTGCTTTGAGTTCTGTTAACAATGTGTTTAATTGTTTTACTGGATCAGTCTCGCCTTTTCCTAGTGGTATTCCAAAAGATATAGCTAATTGATTACCAAATGATCTTACTTGATCAGCGGCACTCACACCTGTTTGATTAATTACTTTTGCAATGTCTCTAAACTTATCGATACGTCTTGTTAAACCTTTTTCCATTGTTTCTATTGCATTTACTGCTATGTCTGGAGCAACAACTTTTGATTTTGCACCAGTTGGGTTGTTTGGATTTGTATAAAAAACATCAAAAGTTATTTTAGATCCACCAAACAATGGAACTGATCTAGGTTTTTCTAAATATACTTTTTTCTTATCTTTATTAGCAGCATTAATAAGAGTTTTTGTCATATCATTAAAAGAGGAAGCGTCTACAACCTCGAATCTTTTGTTAAATTCAGGGTCTTCCAATAAATTGTTTAACTCATAACTGTTAAGTCTTTCAAATCTACCTGTGTTTTTTAGTATGCTATTTTGCAATCCACCATCTCTAGGTATGACAACGTATGAACGTCTGTTCATTGCTTCCTTTTGATCTGACTCTCTCTTGCTTAAAGCAAAAGCACCAGCTTTAGCTCTAATAGCTTTAGCCTCACTTACTGCCTTACTAAACTCTGGCATTGCAGCCTCGCCTGCCTCACCTACGGCACCTAATATATTACTAAAATTAAACCCCTTGCCTGCTCTGTTTTGCATAAGAGCTAACCCAAAAGACATAAGTGCTTGTTTAGTATCTGGCTCACCAGAAACGTCTAATCCAGTTGCTTCTCCAAATTCTTTAATATAATCTTCGTATTTACCTGGCTTTATGCCAGGTCTAGCCTGTTCTAAAAAAGCATCTAAAGCCTTAACTGTAGCTTTTTTTGCAGGTGTATCTGCACCCTCTACTTCTGTTGTTTCGTCAGTTGTTCTATCCTCTCCAGTTCCATCACCCTCATCATCATCAAAGAAAGGGTCTGGAGCAATATCTTTTTTGCTTATATCTGCTTGTTGTTGTTTTTTTATTTTATCCACAGTTGCTTGATCAACCTCACCTTGTGGATCAAACGCACCAACATCACCAACACTTTTACCTATTAAATTTTTAAGTGCCTCATTTGTTTCAGACGCTAACGCATCTTGACCTGCTTGTGTGAAAATATCTGATCCAGCAATTGAAGATGTTTGATCGGTTGGCAAAAACATTTCTGGACCCGCACCTAGACCACCAGTTCTTTTTTCAAATTCTTCTGGCGTAACTTGTGATAAATAATCAGCGATTATATTACCTGCAGGATTTGTTAAAGCACCGATGCCACCAGTAATTAATCTACCCCCCTCAAGAGCCGCTAGGGGAATGTCCATAAGAAAATTTAATGCTCTTCTACCCTCTGTTTTAGGAGCACCATACATTTGCTCCATACTTTTAACTGGGGGAATAAATGTTTTAGCAGCAGGGCCCTCGCCTGAAAACAATCCTTGTCCATACATTTTTGATAATTCTGCAAATGTTTTTGGTTGACTAGGAAGATTCAAACTTTTTAGTAAAGTGTCTGTGTCTCCAAGATTTAAGCCTTGTTTTGGTGCCATCTTATCCTCTGTTCGCTGTAGGACCACCACTGAATGGTGCTATCTGTGATAGTGTGGTGTAAGCACCTATTCCTTGTAAAAACGGATTAGCAGCGGGTTGTGTAGCTTGTGTGAATGTTGACGGAATACTTGCACTAGGCATACCTTGTAACAAGTTTTGTCCTAATTGCAATCTAGTAAAAGGCTCTTGTGCTTGTTGTAACAAGTTCGCTCTTTTTGCGTCTAGCTCTGCTTGTTGTTGCCTTTGCCTTAAAGCACCCAATTGTGTTAATTGAGATATATCTGCTTGACCCAATGCTTGTTGCAAACGCCCTACATCACTTGTGGTGCCTGCTAAAGTACCAAATGCTTGTCCAAGACCACCCGATAATCTACCTGCCTCTTGTGAGGCTTTTAAAGCCTGTCCAAAACCACTTGACAACAACTTTGATAAAGTATCTGCTTTAACTTGTTGCAATCCTCTTTCTTGTTCTGCTCTTTGAACACCAGCTCGTGATCCACCAAAAGCACCTGAACCAACGGCAGTCGCATCAGCACCAGCTCTGCGAATATCTGCCTGTCTATTAAGCTCACGCATAGCTGTGTCAATAACTTGTTGTTGAAAAGGATTTTGAAATCTCTGTATGCTATCTGGTTGCAAGAAGGCAAGACCACTCGTAAGTGCTTGTTGTCCAGCTAACGCTTGATCTCTTGCACCCTCAATAAAAGGTCTTTGTGCTCCGATCATTTGTTCGCCTAACTCTGCCGCTCTAGTTGTTAGGGGATCAGCACCAGCAATCTGTATTGAAGGCAACCCTAATGGTTTGTCTAATAAGCCAGCAGTAGTTTGATCTTCGCCATCAAATACACCAAATCCTGTTTGCAAAAGTCTTTTTTGCAAACCTTCAAGAAAAGGTGGTAATCTTTGTATATTTTCATAAGTTACTGTACTCATTACGCCCTCGCCTCAAGTTTATCCATCATATCGTAGGCTCTTTGTATTCCCTTTCTTTGGTCTCCACCACCTAAACCTTTAACTGCGTCTTTAGTCAAAACAAATTCACCAGCCATCAACATAGCAGGCACATCATCTTTCGTGCCTGAACCTTCTGATGGATCTATGCCACCATTACGTCTTGGAAAATTCATAGGATTACTTAAGCCACCATCTGCTGCAAATCTTATACCACCAAGTTGACCTCCTGGCCCGCCAAAGCCAAATGGTCTTTGCTCAAATTCTCTTTTCTGTTCCTCTTCATCTCCAGCTAATAATTGTGCTATTAATCCAGCAGTTAAGCCCTCACCAAGCCTTGTATTTAATAATTTAGCAAATAAATTATCGTCTGCGACTCCAGCAGCTTTTAACAATTCTCCACTAAATGTTTTAGGACTAACACCTTGAATTGCATCTTTTGCTTTTTCAATGGGTGGTTTGCCACTTATTGGTGATGCTCCACCACCTACAGTTTGTTCGCTTCTTGTCATTGCAAAAGGTAATTTTTGATCACTCGGTGTAGCTTCAAATTTTTTAGCATCTGTAGCAAGACCCTCCGATCCAAGAAATTTGTCAGAAGCCATACCTAAAGCACCTGATAAAAAAGCATCTCTTAAAGCGTCTTTATTTTTCCGACCCGCGGCTTTTGATGTTAAAAGACCCGTGGCAGCTCTAACTAAAAAAGGATTGTTTGCAAAACTTGCTTGTGCAGCAGGTCCAAACAACGCACCTAACCCTTGACCAATTGCTGGGCCTGCAAAAGCACTCAAAGCTATAGGAGCAAAAGATTTAATTAATTTACCTAAACTCATTTTGTCATGTTACCTTATTTATCTATTTAAGTCTATATAGCAGTTAATGCACTTGTTGTTATTCTTGTTTTAGCAAATTCTTGTATACTTGCAACAACATGTAATCTATTGGCTGTTGCGGCTTGTACTTTTAATATCTCACCACTTTGTAGTATTAAATCTCTTGTAAGCAATTCTTCTGTTGTATTAGCTCCCACTGCTTTAACTTTAAAAATGTTAAAAACATCACTGCCGTTTGTTACAGTGATTGATATAGTATCAGCATTACCGCTATCTTCACATACTAATATTGAGTTAATGATTGAGGCATTAAAATCAGCATCAGAAGGCACAGTATATAAAGTTGTGTTATTAGTCGTTGTCAAATCAACTTTTGCATTAGTCAAATTTTGTAAATATTGTGGTATTCCATTAACTAACATTATCTTCTTCCGTCAGGTCTTATATCAATCCTTGGGACTCCAAGTTTAAATTTTGTGCCTAAAGTAGATGTTTGCACTTTTAGTGCAAAAGATCTACCTCTTATCCTATAATCTAATTTATTAGTAAATTGCTCAACTGATGCCGTTGAAGATGATGTTCTACTTGCATCAAGAGCAGTAGATTGATCAAAATTTGCACCTGGAAAATTTCTTGCTTTTACTGTAAAACTAGCAACTGGATTTTCAGAGCCTGTAGATCCAGCAAAAGTAACATCAGGGATTACACTTCTAACTGATACAAATTTGTCACCATCACCAATATCTATAGGTGCAGTTTCTATAAAAGCCGTCATGGCAGATCCATCATCATCAAACCCTACTTCGTGATTGTATAACAATGAAGAACCAGTTGCTATTGGGTTGGTTCTAATACCTCTGTCTAACCAAGCGTCTCTTGCTAATGTTCCAAAATACCATACCTTATCAATGTAATTGTAAATTACATAAGAATCTACAGTAGTTTGATCAGCAGATGGATAAAACCACATAATTTCACCAAATTCAGAATTAGATCCTACATGGACTTTATCTTTTTCTTCTAAATTAAAATCTAAAAAAACTTTGTCTTTTACAGGACATGGTAGTTGTATGGTTTGACCACCTGAATAGATGTAAAAAGTATCTATACCCATCCAAAAAACAGAATCATCAACTGCAATGGCAGATGCAGAACTCATTATTGTAATATTTTTGGATAATTCTTGTAATCCAAATGTAAATGGCGGGCCTATAAACTTCATAGCATGAAGAGTTTTATCGGTAAAAACTAGTATTTGTTGTTTAGTTTCTACTGCTTGAACAAAGGTTGATCCTCCACCAAGTCTTAAATCACCTGCCGTATTCGTTGCAGTTGGAAAAAAATCAACTGGATTTTCTTGTGAACTGAAACGAATTAACAACGGATCTTGCACACCATTACCCTGCGTTGCTGTTGATGTGGCGGCAACACCATCACAACCAAATGCAATGACGTGACGATCCTGATCTGAAACTAGAATTTGTTTAGCTATGGTTGGTACACTTGTCTCTCCACTGTATGTTGAAGTAGCACTTAACTCAACTGCTCTAGTGGTAACTCCGTTTGTTTTGTCCCAATAAAAAATACCACCATCTCTTGGGTTAATTAACAAATCTTCTCCAAAATTATCATGTGAATACAATCTAATGGCATTACCTGTAGTTGTAGTTGATGCCTCGTCTCCCCAACCAACAAAATCATTATCATCGTCTGCATTTCCTGTGGCTAATCTAACTTTTGTGTTGTCTGCGTGAGTAGCAGCAGTTGTGCCACTTGCACCCCTAGTTGATGGAGTTCCAACAGTCCCTAATGTGTTCGATGATATTTCACCTACAGTTATGAGTTCGTTGTCAATTAAGATTAAATCACCTGCCGTTATGCCACTTGCACTGTCAACATCTATTGCTGTCTCACTAGCGTCTAATGCCTCTGCAAGTTGTGTGGTTAAAGCTCCATCTGTCAATCCACCCCACTGACCAGCACCCCAACCATTGTCTCCAGTTGATGAATCTGTCCCAGTGTTAATTTGATACACACCAACAACACTGCCTCCGCCATTGTTTCCTGCATCTGTAGAATTAGCTGTAACCGAAACAGTTATTGTATATTGTCCAGAGTTTGTAATACTTACTATTTGATGCTCTGCATTTAAAATAGCTGCAGTGACATTACCACCTAAAGTAGCCGCACCAGAAAATGTAACAAAATCATTAGCATTTGCACCATGATCGTCATCATTTACAGTAATTGTTGCTGATCCGTTTGTAGCTGTAAATGTCACATCACCAGATCCAGTCGTTAATCTTATTGGTGTAATATCATTAAACTGTGTTCCTCGTTCAATATAATATTTTAAATGTGTTCCAACACCTAAAAAATCTGACCCATCTAGTGCTACCCAATTATGTAATCTTCTTGCCGACCCCAAATATGTATTAGAACTTACTCTTTGCCAACCACCAATTTTTTCAGGAAAACCAAAACGAAATCTAATTTTATTACCATCAACATATCCAGATTCATTACTGTGACTAGTAATATCACTTATAATACCAGGTCTAAATTTTAAATTTGTAAATGGCATTAATTATTCCTTAATCGAAAATTGCCAACGCTATGGCATCATTATCAAATGCTGCTCTTGCTGAATTTTCTGAAGCACTTGGTCTAAATGTTTTTATTTGTACAGTGCTTGTAGTTCTAGCTTGAACAATGGTTTCTCCAATATTTCTATTTGTTCCATCATCATCAATTGCCGATACCACAGCTGCAAAGTCTGTTCCTGACATGTTACTTGTAAAGGTAGCAGTGAAATCTCCAGTGCCGTTGTCTGCCATTGATGCAATGTTTGTATTGTTTGATGACGCAGATACAGTTCCCCCACCATTGGATATTGTTGCTGAAGCATTACAAAGACCTGTGTTAGCTGTTAATTTTGCTGCTGAAACCTGGTTGTCGGCTATCATGGCAGTCTCTATCGCATTGTTTGCGATTGTAACTGCACCATTAGCTGCTATTGTAACATCTCCACTAACGGCTACAGGATTAAAATTTGTCCCATCTGCGACCATAATATGTCCAGATGTATTTGTTCCCATAGTGATATCATCACCAGATACAGTTAGATCTCCAGAAATAACTAGATTACCAGCAGAGCTTAATGACATTTTTTCTGATGCGGCCTCTGACGCTCCAGTCTTAAAAGATAATTTTGTAGCGTTACTATCGGCAGCAAAATCACCCTCTGACACCGCCTCTATACCAGCAGATACTAATATAGCGTCTGTGCCAGTCCCTTCATCTGGTGCTTGAAAATTTATAGCACCAATTACATCATTTGCTTGTATGTCAGTTTCACCTGTCTGCAAAGTTAACACTATTGGCTTGTCATCTGCTGTTGCAGTATGTTTTATATTTAATCCTGTGTCGGCAACATGAGTAACTTTTACCTCTGAATCTGCACCAAAATTCAAAACAGCACTATCAGAAGCTAAAGATAAATCATCACCTATAGAAGCATCACCTGAAACAGTAAGGTCTCCAGTAATATTTCCTGCATTATATTTGGATATGACTGGACCTGTTGAATCACCATTACCAAAAATAAAAGCAGTTTCAGATGCAACCACATTAGTTGTAGTGCCTGATCCATAAGTGAAAGTTATGGTTTGATTAGTGTCATTTTGTATTAAATATAAAAAACTTCTATCATTATCATTTATTGTAACAGTTACTGGACCTGATGCTGTGCCTGTTTCAAACTCATATACAACATAACGTGCATCAGATGTGCTTGATGATTCTGTGGTTAATGCACCATCAGTTGTGTCAAGAGTGTGAGTGTTACCAACTAATGTTATTTTTTTATATCCACTAGATGATCTATCAATTATGTCAAAATTAGTATTTGTTGTTGTACCCCAAGTTCCAGCTTTTTCTCCGTTACCTATTTTTTCTATACCAGTATTTGTTGTAAATGTACTTGCCATGTTTACCTCACTATTTCCGTGTATGTCTCTGTGCCACTAGGAGTTACTTCTGTATAAGTTTCTGTACCACTTGGCGTAATCTCCGTGTATGTCTCTGTTGTTGCATCAGTTACCACATCTACAAACATTATATCTCCAGAGCTTGTTTTTGTAAAATTCAAATCTTGCGACGATGTTCCTACAAAAGTTCCTGCACCCGTTGATGTTTGTGTAAAAATACTGTTAACTTCAGCTTGTCCCTCATTCACCAAACGTATGTTTTCTGTGGTCTGTGTAAAGTTACTACTCACTTCTGCACTTACACTACCACTAATAAATATACCTGCAGTTGTCTGTGTGTTGTTAAAACTTAACTCTGCAACTCCTGCTAATATACCTACGCCAACAGATGTTTTGGTAGCAATGCCACTCATTTCTGCTACACCAACTTCAAGAACTCCTTGATCGGCTATGGCGTTTTCACAAAAAGCAGTGGCTCCAAACATTAATTGTAGTCCTCGTTTTCTTTCTCAAATTCTTTTCTTAGTCTTTGTACTCTGTTTTCCAAAGTGCTAATTGTAGTATAAATATGTCCACTGCCACTTGGTCGTATCTCGCCTTTTAAACACTCAATTTCATCCATCAGTGCTATTATGTGTGTAAATTTAGAGTTGTGCATTGTAATACTTTGCTTTGTATCTTCGTTATCTGTTACAAGTATTGGTTGTCCAGTTCTCATTTAAATCTCCCCTTTAATTATGCTAAGTCTCCTAATGAAGAAGACGCTATGTTTTGATTTCCATCAGCAAGAGCATAGCTAAACTTTTTATTAGAAGTCCCATAGCCAGTTGTAGCTTGATCTACTGCATCATTAATATTATGTACAAATATACTGCCACCATCTTGTTTATCATCTGACGATGAAAGAACTGCATAGTTAGTGTTATTCATATTATTTGTAAATTGTGGTGCGTAAAGACCTACACCTGAATCTGTAACGGAAGCTGTGTTAAAAGAATCAGCAACTGTTACAGAGGCAGTAGATGTTCTAACCCATTGTTTTACTTGACCTTGTGCGATATTATTTGTAGCCGATCCACCCTCTGCCTTTACCACTGCTGTATTAAGTAATGTTACAACTCCTCCATCAGCAACTGTTATGGCATCATCACCATCTGTAAATTCTATTAGAGCAGTTTTAAATGCTACTTGATGTCTTGCTAAATCACTTGCTCTAGTCATGCTTTATATTCTTTTCCTGCTACGATTGCTTTATCAACTTCAGTCATGTCTTCACTTGTCCAATAATCTTTACCTTTCATTATTTCTAAATGTAATACATTTCTATCTACAGCAGCTTGTCTTTCTTCTTTTGTATAATCTGTCATTGCTGTACCAGCTATTATTTTATTAATTAAATTAACACTATGACCCATTGCTGTATAATCTTGAGCAATACCTTCTTTTGTTTTTTCCACTTTACTTTCCTTCCAAAACTTTTATTCTTGCAGATAGTTCTTGTATTGCCTTTACGAGCATTGGTATCAACTCTGATGGTGCAAGTCTTTGTCTACCATCTACCTCATCTGCCTGCCACATTTCAAAACCATCTTTAATTTCAGAATGATTATCTATTACAGCTTTTACTTCTTGTGCAATAAATCCATGTTGGACTTTATCACCTCTACCCATAACTCTCGTATCAGAATTAGCTACATAAGAAGCATGGTCAGATGGAACATCTTTTTCTTTTTTCCATTTAAATGTAACAGGTCTTAAATCATTTATAAAAGATAATCCAGCAGTTGATGTTTCTATTTCTTCTTTGTATCTTTCATCTGATGGTGCTGTTATAGATGTTGCACCTAAAGCAATGTTAGAATCAGTTGTACCATTTCCAAAAGTAAATTGTGCGTCACCTGTACTAGTTGTACTATTACCAATTAAAATTGAATTTACTCTGCCTGCGGCAGCAACATTGGTTTGATTTCCAATTACTATATTACCACCACCAGTTGTTAATGCTGTACCAGATGTCGCAGACTCTCTACCTATACAAATATTTGCAGCACCTGTTGCACTAGCACCTGCAAAAGAACCTATCATTACGCATTGTCCATTTTCAGTCATTGATTGCCCAGCTCTTTCGCCAATAAAAGTATGTGAGCCACCAATTGTTACAGAGTTTCCTGCATTCTGTCCAACAAACACATTTTCAACTCCAGTTGTACAAGATAAACCAGCGTTTTGACCGATTGCTGTATTTCCACTTGCCGAAGTATTTGCAGTTAAAGCACTACCTCCCAATGCTGTATTGTTACTTCCAACATTAACAAGACCAGCATTATCACCTATTATCGTATTAAGATTATAAGCACCTGCTGTTCCATTTGCCATGACATTATCGCCAATTAAAACGTTTTGTTGACCTGTGCTTAATGCTATTCCACAGTTGTTACCTATGACTACATTTTCACCATTACCTGTTGATATATTTGTTCCTGCTGACGTACCAATTATTGTATTAGATACTGATGTTGTAATACTATCTCCTGCTATTCTGCCTATACAAATATTATTATTCCCTTCAGTTATTGCTGTACCTGCCTGAAATCCTATTGCCACTGTATGATTAGCAGTGGTTACTGCACTACCTGCTGACGCACCAATGAAAACACTAGTTCCTCCCGTAGTTAAACTTGTTCCTGCTTGGTGTCCAACTGCTACATTGTTTCCATCTGCTCCTGCGTCTTGAACTTTTAGAGCCTGATATCCAACTGCTACATTGTTTCCATGTGCATCTTCTGTTTTTAGTGCTTCAAAACCTACTGCTACGTTATTATCACCAGTAGTAAGTGCAGTTCCTGCTTCATCTCCAATCAACACATTATAATTACCACCACTTGCTATGGCATCTCCTGCGTTCTCACCTATTCTCACATTAGATGTACCACTTGTAGATGTTATTATCTCACCACTAAATGTCGCATTACCTGTTGTAGCAAGTGTGCTAGACAGAGTTGTCGCACCTGTAACTCCTAGTGTGCCACCCATAGTAACATTGCCATCAAACGTACCACCATCTGCTTTACTTACAGTGTCTGCAACGCTAAACACATCAAAAACAACAATCTCAACTATGTCATTTACTGCCGCACCAGTTCCTAAAACTATAGACGTACCACTTGTAGAAGTATAATCTGCTTCTCCTAACTTTACGCCATTTTGGAATACATCAACAAATGTGCTGTCTTTGTAGCTTAAAGTTATACCCTCTGCACCAGCACCAGAAAAACTAGTTTGACTAGCTGTGGCAGTGTATGTATGTTTTTTTCTAACCCCATTAAAAGGGCTGACACCAATGTAAGGCATTACGCTAAATCTCCTGCACAAATAGTACAAGAGTTTGCCATGTCTCTTGCAGAATTATTTTCTATATCAACCCTTGGAATAGCTGTAGTTGATAAGCCACCGACAGTGAAATATTGTGTGCTATCTGCGTTTGCAAGTTCTGCTTGTGCCATACAAGTTGCACACATATTAGTGTTTGACCAATTGTTACTAGGAACAATTACATAATTTCCAGTGCTAGAATCTGTTACACTTGATACATTTAAGCTATCATTTACAGCAGGTGTGTCTTGATTGAATCTAAGCCATTGTTTAACTAAACTTTGTACAAGATTTTGAGTAGCTCCGTTACCCTCTGTGTCATATATCGCATTTTCACCAACAGTATGCACACCTGTCACGGCTAAAGTTCCTGCTAAAGTAACACCCTCGCTTGAACTGGCAGTTAAAAATGTAGCATCACTGGCATTTGATATACCTTGTACACCCTCGCCTATAACTTTAGTTAATGCCATTTAGCTCTCCTATGCGTAAGGATTATCGCCTAACAAATCTTTATCCCATGCAGCTTTCAACTTAGCTATTGTATCTGCACTTGATATAGCACTTGCTGCTGGTGCATCTCTTAACTTTTTCTTAGTTGCTGCACTTGCAGTTTGTGCAGAACTATCTCCAGCCTCTAATGCTTTCATATACACAACATCTTCTGCTGCTAATAATGGAGTTCTAACTTCTCTAATTTTATCTTGAAATATCTTTTTAGATTCAGCTAGATCTTCTGTTATGGTTTTACCAGATAATGTCCAAGCATTTCTGAAATGCCTATCTGATGGCACAGTTGCATCTGATGCTGCAATAGTATTACCATCTTTATCTACTATGTTTGTTGTTGCCATTTAAGCCACCTCATCTTTCTGTATGGTTAGTTCTTCATTAATTTTCCAAGCATTTCGCCATACTCTAGTGCTAGGAAGTTGTTCTTTTCTGCATATAACTAATCTAGGCTTGTTGCCTTTATCCCAGTTTCTCCACACCTTTTGTGGTATATCTTTCATAATTAAATACTCTATAGCTCTTTCCTCTGTCATTGCTTCTATTGGCTTTGTATTATGTAACAAATATCCTCTTGTATGTTTTTTAAAATCTGGCTTTGCTTCATCCTTTGCTAACTCCCAATATACCTCAACTGGTGGTAATATTCCACCCTGTAATGCACAAGCCATCCAATTTGGATCAGGATGTGTAACTTTTGCAGGTGAGTCTAAATCGTCTGGGTCTTCCCATACAACACAATATTCTGTTCTT